CGGCCCACTTTATATTCTTGAACCACTTTCTATATCTCCGCACACGCATAACAATTAATTTCTAGGCCTACTGCTACTTCTAGTATTCTCGGTGATTTCCACATGATATGTATCCTTTTATATATTTAACTTGGTTGAGTTGTCTTGGGGGATATGGAGCTTAGATGCTCCCTCCGGAGATAGTACATTGATTGCTACCCCCCAAGGACTTAAAGTTATGTAACACAAACCGTGACCCCCCTTATGTGTATATTCTTCTTGTGAGGGTGTGAGTGTACTTGTATTACATGTACCTACCATTATACACTGTATATACAAACTGTCAAGGAAAAAGTGCATTATTTACTATTATTTTATTTTTTACTTGACAACTCTGAAATACGGTGTATACTGAGGGTACTCCCGTTAAGGTAAACTACCCTGTATGTTAACTGTATGTCTACTTAAAGTAGGCACAGGTTTTACTGGGGAATACACTGTAGGGGTAGCCCTCTGGTTGGACTGGTGGTGGCCGCCCAAAATTACTGGTAGGGTGGTCTGAAAATATACAAAATTGACTGTGGTTGCATGCACATGTACGGGTACCCCCCAGTGGCCCTATAGGGGGGATTACATTAATAATGTCCAATATCTCCCCAAGTGTGCATAACAATGACACAATAGGAGGGACTAGTTGTATTGTAACCCTTTACGGCTGTACACATGTAGTTTACTAGATGACAAAATATAATTGAACTGGTTGTCAACCTTGAAGGTCGTATGTATAGCAAGCAAAAGCGTATCTTCAAGACACGTCCCCAAAGAAAAACCCAGCGGGTTAACACTGGGTTAGTTGTGGTCTTATGTGGTGGTGTGCTAATAGGTCTTAAGCAAGTTCCCTGCATTACCTGCCATGCGTATGAGTGGCTCAAGGCTCTCCGCTTGCTGTTGTGGTTCTGATTGGATATCTACTCGGAAGGGGTCAGAGTTTAGGTCAACCAATGGATACTCTCCGCTTGCTACCTTCTTCTTTATCTCTATGTTAGGCACTCCCAGAAACAAAGCCAAGTATCTGGAGGTTGTCCTGCTGTAGTTCCATTTGTTTACGTCTAGTTCAACGTGGTATAACTTATCACCGCTTGCCACCGTTGCAACTTTCCTAGCAACTATACTCACGTACGACTGAAAGTATGCATCGTGATTGTCGTTGATTATTACGAATTGGTTTGGAACATCGTTTCCGTGTGCGCTGATCATATTAGATACAAACATATTATTTACTCCCATTGATTAAAGTTACCTTAATATAATACCACTCTGTACAGCTTGGCAAGCAAATATTATAACTCCTCATTCTGTAAGCCCTTTACATGGTAGAACCGTTTCATCTTCTCACGTTCTCCAAAGGCATCTATTAAAGTAATAGTTTTATAAAAGTTAGATAAAAATAGCTTGTAGTTGTGGTCGTCTAATCTGGCAACTGCCGTGTGCAAATCATCGGTAGCTTGCGCCAGATTGTCAACTCTAGTTGATGCAATACCCATATCTAACAACATCTCTTTAAAGTATAAGTTATTTCTCATTGGCTGCCCCTTTTTTATCTAAGATATAATCTTTATACATCTGTTTTATTTCTTCTATTATTTCTTCAAACGTAACTTCTTTATTAGCAAGTTTGCCTATCAAATCTGGTAACCACTCTTGGCAATCAGAACTATCACCATTCATAAATCTATGCCCTAGCCAATGCCCAATTTCTTTTGGTGTTAATATATTTTCTTTACTCATTGGTTGCCCCTTTCATCAGTAGTCAAAGTTAATATCAATAGTACACCTGAACCCACACCAAGCAAGGCCAACAAGCAAACAAAGTGTACACCTGCAAAGTAACCTACATTTGCATCTAGAACGGGTTGCATAATTGTTAAACCAAACATGGAGTAACATATTAGGAATGTTGATAGTCCATACAGAAAGATAATCATATTACCACCCTCTCTGTATTATTAGTTTAAATTGTTTAATTACGTTATTCTCTCCAGATACTACACCCAGTTTAAATAATGCTTTCTCACTGCCTGAAAGGGTGCTGCTTATGTCATTCGCAACAAGGCTACTTATCTTAGCTCTATAAACAGCAAAGTATAAATCATATATTGCTTGTTGTTGTTGTGGTTTAAGTCCTTTAAAAAATAGTTCTACATTTGATGTGGTCGGTGATGGTTTTTTATCTTGTGTCATAATTAGGCTCTCCTATATTAGGTTAAAAAAAAAGTTAGCTACATTATATAACTAACTTTTCCTTTCTGTCTACAACAATATTAATATTACATTAATGCACCAATTATTAACAGTAATAATAGTATTATTAAGAATGACCTTATAGTACTTAATAACATGATTTCGCCTTGCGTGTTAGATGTTAAATGTTTACTCATGTGCTATACTGCCAATGACTCTAATGTTGACCATGCCTGACTATCCAAAGCATTACGTACTTGTATTTCTCTTTCTTTCTGGACATTAGCTTTCTGGCTACCTTTCCTGCCCATTGATATTTCTTTCCACTCCCCTTTATCATTTTGAGACTCGTATGTTTCATCAGTGTGAGTACTCCAATGAGTCATAGCATTATATAAAGCCCAGATAGTGTTGCCTAAACTAGCTTGCTCCTGCTGAAAGCGATACATAAGGTAGTCTGATAGCCTAGCATTGATTAGCTTAGGGTCTACATGGTTACTATCCTTAGATAATGCTAAGGTGTCCATAGTTTTGCTTTCTTTTCTACAGATAGAGTTGACCAGAAATTGCACTGCCTGCTCATCTGTTATTTTAGTGTTGCTCCAGAGTTGGAACTTTTCAGATTGATTGGTGAAGACATCAAGAGTGTTAGCAATTTTAGACAAGGCGGAACTAACATTTAACCCTGCGGTATGCTTGCGGTTTTCATGGTAGAACTTCTGACCACCAAACACTAGAGTATTTAAGCAAAGGCTACGGTATGCACCCGTAAAGGTTTGGAATGACCAAGCACCGTCTAATGAATTAAAGATATCAGAACGTAGGCATACTTCATCACCGTCTCTGACCTTCATGGTATGATCCAGAAAGTGTACAGTTCTTCTGGCTTTTGCTCCGTTATCCCATGTTTGATCGGTTACTTGTACAGCGGACTTTCCAATGTCGCTTTCTAGTAGCTTTTTAGTGTGTTGCTTGTACAGATCAATATGCGGAATTGTCTTGTATCTTACAGAGTGGTTGCCAAGAAACATGCCAGTATCAGAACGAATGATTGCTTTCTTTTTAGGGGCAAGCATACTTATTTCTTCTTTATCTGCATTGGTATAGAAATAATGTAGATCAGTTTCCTGTATACCAAAGTCAAACATAGACATGTCATTGAGATTGTCATGTGTATGAGTTTCTGGCAAAGTATGAGTAGAAGTACCCATTGCTGTGTCTACAGCTATTTTTGGTTTATCGGTTGTCATTAAATCGTAAGGCATGTTTTTTCTCCTATTGTGTTAAGTTATTATAAAAAGTGGTTCTCCCACTGTACATATAGTTTCATAGTTATTCTGTACATGCAATAGTTTATTTATTTTTTATTTCTTCTAATACTTTTAATGTCTGTACAGCGGATTTCTCACTGGAGTGCAAAGTAAAAAGTTTGTCCTCCACCACATTTCGTATGGCATAACCATCTTCATGGACTATAATAACATAGGTAGGTTCGGTTGACATTATTTTAGCTGACAATTTATCACTCATAATATCTATTCCACGACTCGTTGACAAAATCGTACAGACTATTCTCGCTGTACTCATCACCTATAGTAAGATCCTTATACTTATCCGTTGACAAAAGGTGGATAGCCTTTGACAAAATCTCAAAGAAATCTCTCCCTTGCTTGACAAATTCCTCTACCTCATGTTGAAAAGCCATTTCCATATCCAGAATATCATTGGTTAGCTTGTTCATGGTGTTCCCCCATTTTTATACGTTTCTTCCATTTATAATTTCTTACTATCTTGCGTACCCAATCTGTATTTGTAGTTCTTCTGTCTACAAACATACCAACAATCGTGTCCATAGATTTGTTATCATCTACTGCTTTGTGAATTTTATTAATTACTTTATATTCTATCATGGTGTTCCTCCTGTACAACCTTATAAGACTCTTTTAAATACCACATTGGCATATCCCTTGACTTCTCCCATTTAGCTATGTCTTTCTTATCGTTGACGTAGTACTGCCTGTATGCCCTAACAGCATTGTTATGTATACGCAAATAGCTGCATTTATATTCCTCTGGCATACATTGTGGGTGAGGTGTTGTTAAATAGTTATCAAAACTAAAGTTTCTTGGAGATGGATAAGATATATCCATGATAACTTGCTGACATTTATGTATTTTGTTATACCTCCTAGTGTACTCAAAGCATAACTCCATACCGTGATGCCAAAGCCAATTATAATTATCCATACTATCTCCTGCCCATAGTGTACAGGGGTGGTTTTTGTGTGCTTCTCTATAGGGTACTTTATCTCCTAATCCATACCTATGCCATACGGAGCAAAGCATTTGTGCCGTCTCTAGTGGCATCTTGACAACATGCTTATCACATTGCATTTGTGCTGATGTAATAGGGCATTCGTCTAATACAAATATGTTCATTTGTACAGCACTCCCAATTGAGACAGTATATTTAATGCTTGTATACTTAACTCCTGTACTTTATGTACTGTTATCCAATCATTATTATAATCTTCATAGGTATTAGTATCTTCGTTAAAGTTTTCTTCCATGTAATCATCTTCACCTGTATACGTTTCAAGTATCATATCTTTATTCGTAATAGACTTAGCATCTTCATAGTGTGCTATACTATAGTTATTAAACCATGAATACTCAAAATATTCAGAGTCCCCAGATTTTATTTTAAATGTTACAAATAGCATATCAATGTCCTCTCGGTGGTTGTAATTTATCATTCTCTTTTGATACACCAAAGTCTACTGTATATATCCACACAGCACTATCCTCATCAACTTTTGTTACTTTATAAAGTTTCTTCTCTACTATATCTCTAAATTCTACTACAGGGCAAGTGTCAAGCCAATCCATAAATGTTTTCTGTGCATCTTTCATTAGCTATTCTCCTCTTCTTCTATTTCTCTCAGCCAGTCATTAAAGACATTATCTACATGGTTAGGCATATCCTCCGTAAGTGGTACAGACTTAGGATTGTCTGACCACTCTACTAATATTGTGTACCCAACTATGTGCCTATCTGTTGTCGGTATGGTGTTTATATCTCTACTCATTGTCATACTCCTCCCCTTCACTATAGGACTGATTGTTTAAATCCTCCTCTTGACCCTTCTTATAGAACGAAGCTTCTGTAGAAGGTGCATCTCCTGTATAGACAGTTCCTTGTTCTTCTTCTGTCTCCCACTTTTGCATTTGTGATAACAATTCTTCGGCAAGTTCTTTTCTTCCGTTCAGGTAGTAATCACTAAACAGAGCATCTTCCTGTCCTACAGTGCTAGGATCGGTGTTGTCTACCACTTCCTGTAGATAGTCCTTGACTTTCTGTACTAGCTGATTAGCTAAATCATCTGGATTACCTCTCATCAGGCCTTCCTCTTCTGTTCGGTTATATGTACAGAACCATTCTTTATCTTAACGTCTATTCTTTTTCCCTTACTTAAATAGTGGCCAATTCTTTCGTTCATCTTAATCATATCCTGTTCAGTCTGTACAGCAATGACTTCATGTATTTTAGTTCTTTTCATAGTGTTCTCCTTTTCTACAATAATCCTTTCACAATTATAAAACATTGTCAACCCCTTAGACAAAAAAAAAGAGAGCAATGGGAATTAACTCTCTTTTCTCTTATTTATTATGTACAGGTAACTTATCGGAAAGTAGCTACCTTTCAAGGATATTATTTAATTGACAATCCTTATCTTTCATCAACCCTGTACAAAGTCTTTTTACAAAGAAACTGGTATACTCCTTTCAGTATCCTCCGACAAGGGTGTTTCTCCGTACTCTCCTTCTTCTAGTCGGTAGTGATAGACACCACCTAGCCACTTGCCAATGACATTTCTTCTACCGTAGCTTTGTTTTCGTAAAGACCTTATCCCTGCTGACGTTCCAGTTTCAAGGTAACCGATTGTTTTTGCCACACCTTGTACAGTGTGCCATCTTCTATCAGACATAACATCAAGTATTAGTGGGATCATTCCCTTCCTTCTATGGTAAACTTTTTTTTCCTGTACATCTTCAGTCATCATTATCATTTCCTTCCCAAGCACTGGGGTCATCTGATCTAACTAAATCTTTGTAATAGGCTCGTATAACATCTCCTTTACTTTCTCCGTACTCTATAGTTTGACTTTGGTGCATTAGATTAGACTCTTCCACTACAGTATCATAGGCTTTATCAAGTTTGCTAATATCAGAATAGGTAAGATGGTCTACTCCACTATCTTGTATGTCTGATACAATAGACTTTACTCGGTTGACAAGTTCTAACTGAGCATCTGTAATAATAGGCACTTCTAACTTTTTCTTTTTGGCCATGTCTTCCTCCGCTTTTATTTTTAACTCAGTCTCTAACCAAGTAATGAATTTACCCTCTGACATAATGTTCTCCTTGTCAAGTTATTTATTTTATATCTACCAAAGAGTAGATGTTTCCTGTATTGCCAACAAACCTTTTTATAAGTTTATTGCCACATTTTATCTCTACAAGGGTATTAAGATTTATATTTCGGTAGCCACCACTCGCCATATCAAATACTGTTAAGTACCGAATATGGTCGTTGACATTAATGCCACCCTTGAGGTGTTTCTTAACTCCCAGTTTACAATTCATTTCCCTAACCTCGCCATTCTTTTTGACAAACTTAGCTTTAAATATTTTCTGCCCTACAGTGCGTTTAATTACTGGAGTTACCAGTGCTTCAGTGTATAGTGTCATCTTCGTTCTCCTCCTCCTCGTTAAATTCAATGGCCAATGTCATGTACAGACCAGCTAATGTATTTATTATTACTCCTACCATATCAACCTTAGATATTCCTAGTAACACATATTTATTGTATAATTCAAGTAACTCTTTAATAAACCCTTCAGTTACCTTTATATTAGGTTCTTCCATATATGTTTCCTTATAAGTTTAATTATAAGTAGGCCTTACAAAATTTCCTGTCAAGTACTTTTTTTTATATTGACATAGTTTTTACAAAAAGGTACTAGTAATGGAGAGAAGGAGAATACTATGGTTGGAGAAACTGATGTTGCTACATTTGTTAAGGCACTATCTATACCCACTGATGAAACTTACAGAGGCAGTTGCCCTGTTTGTCATCATCAAAATACTTTCAATGTTACTAATAGTTCTGGCAGGTTGCTGTATAATTGCTACCATGCTGACTGTTCAGTTGGGGGTACTACAAAAACAGGCGATCTTATTCAAACATCGTCTAGGTCAAAAAATCAAACACCTCAGAAGATAGATCTTTCTGTATATAATAAACAGTGGGTAGGACTAGACCGCAGTCAAAGAGTCGTTGACTACCTAAAGTCTGTACAAGCTTACCATGCTTACAAGAATAGATTTGCTGACATTCGCTACGATGTTAAGGAGGACAGGTGTGTCTTTCTTGTATACAAAGACAAGACATTGGTAGATGCGGTTGGTAGATCGCTGACAAATTCTAAACCAAAATGGAAAAGGTACGCATCGTCTCGTGTGCCGTTTGTGACAAAAAACCAAAGTGACAATCTTGTAATTGTAGAGGACTGTGCTTCGGCTTGTGCATTGACATTTGCTAATGTACAGGGAATGGCTCTTATGGGTACAAGTTTGTTGACAGAGTATTTAAAATATATTAAGCATTATAGCCGAGTTACCATTGCACTAGATAAAGATGCTTCAAAAAAGGCAATGAAAATGGTACATGAACTGTCTATCCATGTACAGACAAAGTTAGTGTTACTAGACAGAGACATAAAAAGGTGGAGTACAGAACAAATAAGGGAGAAGTTTAATGTCACTTGAGAAACAAATATTATCAGCATGTTTATCCAATGAGTTTTATAAAGATACTGCGGAGGTTGTATCTAAAGAAATGTTTGCCAATGGTGTGGGGACAATTTTTGACACCATCAGTTTTGCCCAACAGAAGTACGAGAGTGATTTAGATGTCAATACCCTGATACAGCTACACAGGAATAAGTATCCTGCACTGCCAGAGTCATCAAGAGAACCCATAGAAGATGTTATACGAGAGCTTGGTAAGTTCATGCCAAGTAGCAAAATCATACTAAAAGATTTAATCATTGACTTCTGGAAGAAAGATAAGGCTCACAAGATTAGTGATCTATCGGCTGACATTTGGTTAGGCAACAGTGACGACTTTACTTCATTGAGAACTTTGGTTGACACGGCTATAGATAATACACCTGAAGAGGAAGGAAACTATCAAGAAGTGAAAGATGATGTAAAGGATTATGTAGAGGGGTGGGATCAAGGGTTTGAATTTAAGTTTGAGTTACAATCTTTGGCTGACAGAATAAGCGGTGCAGGTAGAGGAAACTTAGGAATTATATTTGCTAGGCCAGAGACAGGAAAGACAACTTTCTGTACATACTTAGTTGCAGAGTACATTAAGCAGGGATTTAAGGTGGCATACTTTGCTAACGAAGAACCCGGAAGGTTAGTCAAAGGAAGAGTATTCTCTGCGTACCTTAAACGATCCATTGATGAGATGAAAACAAACTTAGAAGACTCTATGGATGTATACAAGAAAGAGATAGAACCTAACTTTAAATTGTTAGAGGGTAGAGGCATTACTTTATTAGAGATTGAGAAATTTATTGACATTCATAAACCTGATGTGGTAATGGTGGATCAGCTAGATAAGGTGGCTATCAGTGGTAACTTTGCCAGAACGGATGAAAAGCTAAAAGCTCTGTACGAGGGGGCAAGAACAATGGCTAAGAAACAACAGGTTTTACTCTGGTCAGTATCACAAGCATCTTATGATGCACAAGGTAGACAAGAGGTAGATTTTAGTATGTTGGAAAATAGTAGGACAGGAAAGGCAGCGGAGGCTGACATTATTATAGGTATAGGAAAGAACTATGGTGAGGAAGAGGATTACATACGACATCTTTGTGTATCTAAAAATAAACTTAATGGGTGGCATGGTACAGTAACCTGCTCCATTGACATATACAGAGCGAGGTATGAATTGTGATATTAAAAGCCGATGGGTTTGATGGTGCAATACTAGGTTTAGGTAGAAGGTGTGGACAGCCAGATCTGTTAGTTTACGATGCTGACAAATGTGTAGCCATACTTATGAAAGACGGAATGACAGACGAAGAAGCTATGGAGTATTTTGAATTTAATGTGGTAGGATCATGGATGGGTGAAGGAACACCTATCTTTCTGTACAGAGGATTGGAGGATGAAGAATGATAACCGTTCTTGACATAGAAACAACATATAAAAAAGATGATGCAGGTAAGCTAGACCTTGATCCTTATACAGGAAACATGTTAGTGTCTGTGGGGTACAGTGCTGTAGGTTCTGATATAATAGCTCCCTTTACAGAGAAAAAGATTTATCGCCCTGACAGTGAGGGGTATCTCTGCTTCACTCACACAGAAAAAGAACCGACAGAGAATGGCTTTGCTATACTGCAAAAAGTTCTGGATAATACAGAAGTTTTAGTGGGGCATAACATCAAGTTTGACCTCAAGTGGCTCCTTGCTTGTAACTTTACCTATACAGGGAAACTATACGACACGATGATAGCTGAGTATGTTATACACGGTGGGGATAAAGTTGCTCTGTCTTTGTCTGAGTCAGCTAAGAGATATGATTTAGATGAGAAACGTACCGACTTAACTGCACAGTACATGAAAGATGGTGTATCTTTTGACTACATTCCTTGGGATATTGTAGAGGAGTATGGCAGGGCTGATGTGGAAGTTACAAAACAATTGTACACTGCACAGCAACAGGCAGTAAAAGATGGCCTTGCACCTACTGTAAGTTTAATGAATGAGATGTGTCAGGTTCTTACCGAGATGGAAAACACCGGTATGAAAGTCAGTGTGAAAGCACTCACAGATATTAGAGAACAATATGGTAATGAATACAATGAGTTACATGAG